AACTATATGTCAATGTTAGAAGATTTCTGGTTACCAAGTAGAGAAGGCGGAAGAGGTACTGATATTTCTACATTACCTGGTGGTCAAAACTTAGGAGAAATTACAGATATAGAATATTTCCAAAAGAAATTATATCGTTCTTTGAATGTGCCAGTAAGTCGTTTAGAGTCATCTACAGGATTTAACTTAGGTCGTTCAACAGAAATTACAAGAGATGAATTAAAGTTTACTAAATTTGTTCAAAGATTAAGAAAGAAATTTACTGAACTTTTTAGTGATATTTTAAGAACACAATTAGTATTAAAAGGTGTAATTGCTGAAGAAGAATGGCATCAAATTAGAGATTTTGTAAAATACGATTTCTTACAAGACGGTCATTTTGCTGAACTTAAAAATTCAGAAATGATGAGAGAAAGAATACAACTTGCTAATGAAGTAAGAGATTTTATTGGTAAGTTTTATAGTGTACAGTATGTTAGAAAAAATATACTTAGACAATCAGATAAAGAAATTGAAGATATTGATAAACAAATCAAAAAAGAAATTGATGATGGTATTATATCTTCACCTGAAACACAGACAATAGGAGATGAATAATGAGTGAAGAAGTAAAAAACTTTATAGACAAATTAGCAGATGGTAATAGTGCCGATGCTGGAGAAGCTTTTAAAGATGCTTTAAGAGCAAAAGTAGGTGATGCTTTAGATGTTAGAAGAAAAGAATTGGCTGGTTCTTTGTTTAATGGAACAAATGAAACTCAAACACCAGGTCAAACAACTTTAAATCCTGAAGCACAAGCATTTAGTGATCCTAAACCAGTGATTGCTGACGCAGGTACTTTTAACCAAGATGGTTCAGTTTCGCCAACTTTAAACAAAGATGGACAAGCAGATATAGATTTGACCAATGACAATGCTTAATAATTTGAAAACAGAAACTTTTAATTCAAAGGCATATAAAAATTTATCGCCTGTGATGAAAGAAGCTATTAATGATGTATATAAACTGATTGAAAAAGAATCAGGTTATATTGTAACTAAATTTGATCGTGCTATTGAAGAAGTAGCAAAATTTCATAATATTAGTATTAAATCTATTGAAGAATACTTTGATAGAGAACTAGAAGAACAATTAGGAGAAAAATAAAATGGCACAAACATTTATCGTAAAAGGTAGTGTCGTAAATAACCCGTCAGACGACAATATTGGTAGAGCCCAATTTGTTAGAATTACTGCTACAGGCGCAACACAAACTGTGACTGTAAAAGGTTCTGATAGTACAGTTGTAGGACAAGTATATTTACACGCTGCTGGAGATACAGTTATCATTGAAAAAGCACCCGAAGACTTAGTAACTATCGCTGATGGACACGCAAGTGCTGTAGGTTCACCAAGAAGTTAATATTTTTAAGGTTTTAAGACAAAAAACTTATAAATAGTAGTACAATAAGAGAGAAAAAATGAAACTAATTTCCGAAGAAGTATCTAACGCCGAATATCTAGTTGAAGAAACAAACGGCAAAAAGAATTATAAAATTAGAGGTATCTTTTTACAGTCAAATGTAAAAAATAGAAATGGAAGAGTTTATCCAAAAGAGATTTTGGAAAAGGAAGTGAATAGATACAATAGAGAGTTTATCAATAAAAAACGTGCTTTTGGCGAGTTGGGACATCCAGATGGTCCAACTGTTAACTTAGAAAGAGTATCACATATGATTACTAAGTTATCACCAGATGGCAATAACTTTGTTGGTGAAGCGAAGATAATGGATACTCCATATGGTAAGATTGTAAAAGGTCTTATAGATGAGGGCGCTCAATTGGGTGTTTCAAGTCGAGGTATGGGTTCATTACTTCAAAGAAACGGTGCGAACTACGTAAAAGATGACTTTTACTTAGCTACTGCCGCTGATATAGTTGCTGATCCGTCGGCACCTGATGCTTTCGTTGAAGGCATTATGGAATCGAGGGAGTGGGTTTGGGAAAATGGCGTTCTCGTAGAGAAAGACATACAAGCCTGGAAGCGACAAGTGAGAGAGGCGAAACAAAGAGCTTTAGAAGAAACTAAGCTAAAAGTGTTTGAATCGTTTCTTAAAAAACTTTAATTTTATAAATATTATTAACAAAAAACGAAATAACTAGTTATTTTAATAAGGAGATTTCTAATGGCCGAAACAGAAAAAAACATCGAGGCGTTGGAACAGGAAGCTGTTAAAGAAGTTAGCGAAGCAAACGCTGCTAACCCTCAAGCAGATGCTCCTAAGAAAAATGCTGTAGCGGCTGAACCTTCTAAATTGTCAAACGAGGCAGAAGATTTAGGTCCTGCTGTTGTAAAACCAACAGACAGCAATCCAGACGCAACGAAAAAAACTAAGCAAGTTTCTGGCGATCCTCAACAAAAAAGTCAAGGTGCTGCTGACGCAATGCCAAAACTTAAAGAGGAAGACGAAACTGCTGTTGACAATGGTTCCGAAGAAATCAAAGAAGACGAAGTCAAAGAAGAAGTAGTAAACGAAGAAGACGAAACAATTGATGTTTCTGCTGACGTTGAGGCTTTAACTGCTGACGAAGGTCTTTCTGAGGAATTTAAGTCAAAAGCTGCTACAATCTTTGAAGCTGCTCTGAAATCAAAAGTTTCAGAAATGAAGAAAAAGATGAACGCAAGCTATGAGCAAAAGCTTAAAGAAGAATCCGAAAGTGCTAAAGCTGAATTAGTAGAGAAAGTTGACTCTTATCTATCCTACGTAGTAGAAGAATGGATGAAAGAAAACACTCTTGCTGTTGAGCGAGGCATTAAGGGAGAAATTGCTGAGGACTTCATTAGTGGTTTGAAAAAATTATTTGAAGATCACTACATTGACGTTCCAGATGAAAAATATAATGTGCTCGAAGATCAAGCTTCTAAAATTGAAGACTTAGAGAAAAAACTTAACGAACAGATTGAAAAGAATGTTGAACTGAATAAAGAAAATGGTGAATTGGTAAAACAAGACATCATTGATGAGGCATCTGCTGATTTAACAGATACTCAAAAAGAAAAGTTTAACAAACTTGCTGAAGAAGTTGAGTTTTCAAATTCTAAAGAGTTCAAAACTAAAGTAGAAACTATTAAAGAATCTTACTTTGGTAAAAAAGAAGTCAAACAAGAGAATGACATTGATAATGTAGCGGTAGGCGAAGAAACAACAAACGTTGATTTGTCAGAAGCGATGGCTGCTTATACCGCCGCTATTACAAAAACAAAAGACATTAAGTTGTCGAAATAATAGAGGAGAGATAAAGATATGTACTTATCTGAAACTTACGAAAAAAAATGGCAGCCAGTCTTAGAACACGCTGATCTTCCAAAGATCACTGATTCATACAGACGTGCCGTTACAAGTGTTATCCTTGAGAACCAAGAGAGAGCACAAAAAGAGGATGCTGCTTTTTTAAATGAAGCTGCTCCTACAAACGCTACTGGTTCTTCTATCTCAAATTGGGATCCAATCCTAATTTCTTTAGTTAGAAGAGCAATGCCAAACCTTATCGCTTACGATATTGCTGGCGTACAACCAATGACTGGTCCAACTGGTCTAATTTTTGCTATGAGAAGCAGATACACTTCACAAACTGGTGCTGAGGCATTATTTAACGAAGCTGATACTGATTTTTCTAGTAGAAATGCTGCTGGTGACTCAACACTACCTGGTGTAGGTGGTGAAGGTTCATCTGCTCAGTCAGGAACTAATCCTGCTGTACTTAACGATTCACCTGCTGGTGCTTACACAACTGGTACTGGTATGGCTACAGCTACTGCTGAAGCTCTAGGTGATTCAGGCAATAATGCTTTTGCTGAAATGGCGTTCTCAATTGAGAAATCAACTGTGACTGCTAGAAGCAGAGCTTTAAAGGCTGAGTACACTATGGAATTAGCACAAGACCTTAAAGCTATTCACGGCTTAGATGCTGAAACTGAATTAGCTAACATCCTATCTGCTGAAATCTTAGCTGAAATCAATAGAGAAGTTGTTAGAACTATCTACTCAGTTGCTGAAAAAGGTGCTTCTGCTAACACAGGTACAGTTAACACAACTACTGAAGGAATCTTTGACTTAGACACAGACTCTAACGGTAGATGGTCAGTTGAAAGATTTAAAGGTCTTATGTTCCAAGTTGAGAGAGAAGCTAACGCTATCGCTCAAAGAACACGTAGAGGGAAAGGTAACATCATAATTTGTTCTTCAGACGTTGCGTCTGCTTTACAAATGGCTGGTGTACTTGACTATACTCCTGCGTTAAACAACAACTTGAACGTAGATGACACTGGAAATACTTTTGCTGGTGTATTAAACGGAAGATACAAAGTGTATATTGATCCATACAGTGCGAATAACACTGCTTCTCAATACTTTGTTGTAGGTTACAAAGGTACTTCACCTTATGACGCAGGTATATTCTACTGCCCATACGTACCACTACAAATGGTAAGAGCTGTTGGACAAGACACTTTCCAACCAAAAATTGGATTTAAGACAAGATACGGTCTTGTTGCTAACCCATTCGCTGAAACTGGTGCCGCTTCAGGTGCTGTTACAGCTGTTAATGACGCTGGTAACTTAAATTCAAACAGATACTACAGACGAGTTAAAGTTTCTAACTTAATGTAATATCAGTTGGATAACCAACTATATTTAAAAAGGGCGGCCCTCAAAAGTCGCCCTTTTTTTTAGCGTATAAATAATTCATATGACAACAATAAACTCACTATCAAGGCAGCCAACGTCACAAGACTATGCTAGTCCTACACAGTTTAAGTTTAGTATTCTTAAACTACCTAAAGTAGAATACTTTTGTACTGCCGTAAATATACCTGGTATATCGTTAGGATCAACTAATCAACCTACACCTCTAAAAGTAATACCGCAACCTGGCGATACATTAACGTATGATAATCTTTCAATGACATTTATGGTGGATGAAAATTTAGAGAACTACCAAGAGATACACGGTTGGCTTGTAGGTCTAGGATTTCCTAGAGATCATAGAGAATTTAGAAATTTAATATCATCTGGCTCAGATAGATTTCCTGTTGCTAATCAAAGTGTTAGTACAGAACCTGGTAAAACAAAATATGGAACTACAGATCAAGGACCTGTATTTTCAGATGCTACACTATCAATACTTACAAGTAAAAATAATCCTGTAACAGAAATACGATTTAGAGATTTATTTCCTATTACACTTTCAGGATTACAATACGATCAACAAGCAAATGATGTTGATTATCTAACTGCCACTGTTGATTTTAGATATTTAATATATGACTTTGCGACCACTAGCTCATCAACAACTAGTGTAACAACATCTTAAAAACCTTTACTTTTTAAAGGTTTTGTGATATAATGGAGATATTATGAACTTAGAAGAACTACAAGAATTGGTTGATAAAGACCTAAAAATAAATGATACTGAGCTAGATTTAGAAGCTCTTAAAACACCTCAATTACACAACAAGTTTATGAAATACTTAACTAAGTTTAAGTTAATGTTAAGTAGAGCAGAAACAGAATACAATATTTTAAAAAAAGAAAAATGGGAATACTACACAGGCAAAGCACCTGCTGAAGTTTATGCTCTTAAACCTTTTGATTTAAAAATACTTAAAACAGATATAGACAAATACTTAGATAGTGATGAAGAATTACAAAAACAAAAACAAAAAGTTGATTATTTACAAACAACCGTTGACTTTTTAGATAGAACTATTAGACAAATAAGTAATAGAGGTTTCCTAATAAAAGACGCAATCGACTGGAGAAAGTTTACCAGTGGTGCTATATAAATAAGATAGAACATATAAAAAAGGTGATTTAATAATGCGAGTAACAAATCCATATTTCTACTTCAAATCAGCAATACCTGAAAAGAAGTGTAAAGAGATTATTGCTTACGGTTTGTCTAAAATGACAGTAGATGAACAAAAAGGCATATCAAGTGTTGCCGCTACTTTTGACGGCAAAGAAAAAGGTGGCGTTGATATGAAAGGCAATAAAGCAACCGGTAAAGCAACTGGTGGTGCTAATAAACAAACTTTAAAGAAAAAAGGCATAGACGACAAAACATCTTACGTAAGAGATAGTTATGTTTCTTGGTTAAATGATAGATGGTTATACGATCTTTTTCATCCATATGTACACGAGGCTAATCAAAAAGCTGGTTGGGGATATGAATGGGATTTTTCAGAGTCTTTTCAGTTTACAGTTTACAAAGGTCATAAGACACAAGGACAGTTTTATGGTTGGCACGCTGATGGTCAATCAGATTGGCAAGGCGCTTATAAACCTGCGATTAACACAGGCACAGAAAAAAAACCTATTTGGCATTTAGTCGAAAGAAACCAAGACGGTTCAATTAAATTAGATGGTCAAGGTAAACCTGTACCTCATAAAGATAAAGCACCGTTACGTAGAAACGGAAATTTAGGTCCTGGGTTTACAGACAATCAACATATGTGGGATAAGGTTAGAAAAATAAGTATGACTGTTAATTTAACAAATCCTAAGAACTATGCTGGAGGTAATTTAAAATTTGATATGGGCGATCATTCCGCAAAGAAGTATAAAATTTGTGAGGAAATAAGACCGACTGGCTCAATTATTATATTCCCTTCATATCAGTATCATTGTGTAACACCTGTGACAAGAGGTATAAGATACTCATTAGTATTGTGGTCTTTAGGAAGACCATTTAGATAAGAGGTTAATATGGCTAAAACAGATTATAAAAAAACTGCTGAATTTTATAAAAAGAACAAATACGTTGTAATTAAAAATTTTATTTCAAAAGAAAAGGCTGCTTTTATTTACGAATATTGTAAAATGAGAGCTCAGGCTGCTTGGTCTATGAGAACATCACAAGCACCTTTTTATCGACCAGATATAGACGGCACATTTGAAGATAAACAAGTACCAGGTACATATTCTTGTTATGCTGATCCTGTAATGGAAACTTTACTAGCACAAGGTTTAGATGGTATGAGAAAAATTACTGGTCTTAATTTAGCACCAACATATTCGTATTGGAGATTGTATAAAAACGGTGATGAACTTAAACGTCATAAAGATAGACCTAGTTGTGAAGTATCTACTACACTATGTTTAGGTTATGATAACTCTAATTTAAAAGATAAGAAAAAAGATTGG